CAAGTGCATTTGATGGAAAGTTTAGAGTATCCCTTGGGTCAACTGATACTAGGAACTTGAAGGAAGGTAGATACGTGTATGACGTTCTCGTAAGTTCTGGCTCGACAACTTATAGCATAGTTAACGGTAATATATTAGTTCTTGCAGGTATATCTTCTGCTCCCTAAATATGTTAGGAGAATAGTTTGTTAAATGGCACAACCATCTAGTAGGGCAGATCTAATAAATTATTGTAAAAGGCAACTTGGTGCTCCAGTCCTAGAAATTAATATTGCTGATGAGCAAGTGGAGGATATCATTGATGATGCTCTCCAGTATTTTCATGAGCGTCATTTTGATGGTGTCATTCAGACTTATCTAAAGTATAAGATAACACAAGACGACAAAGATAGAGGACAGGGTAGAGGCGGAAATAATCCAATCGGAATCGTCACAACCACCGCTACTTCTACAGTAGGTTTATCAACAACATTCTCTTACGAAGAAAATAGTAATTATATTCAGGTCCCTCCATCTGTCATAGGGATTAACAAGATCTTTAAGTATGACGGACCACAAACTTCCACGAACAATATGTTCAGTGTGAAATATCAGATGTTCCTTAATGACATGTATTATTTTGGATCCACTGAGATCCTTACATATGCAATGACAAAAAGGTATTTGGAAGATTTGGATTTTATTCTTAATAATGATAAGCAAATAAGATTTAATCAAAGACAAAATAGATTATACTTAGATATCGACTTTGGTGATGTGGCAGTTGATGATTATCTTATTATTGACTGCTATCGACTCATAGATCCGAATGATTTTACAAGAGTATATAACGACGCTTTCTTAAAAAAATATGCCACAGCTCTTATGAAGAGACAGTGGGGTCAAAATCTCATCAAGTTCCAAGGTGTCAAATTACCTGGAGGGATAGAACTTAACGGTAGACAAATATATGATGATGCTCAAAGAGATTTGGAAATGATTAAAGAGCAAATGTCAAATACTTATGAACTTCCTCCACTGGATTTTATAGGTTAATATCATGCTTAATCCATATTTTCAGCAAGGCGCTAGGACAGAACAAAACCTGCTCCAAGATCTTATCAACGAACAGTTGAAGATGTATGGGGTTGAAGTGCATTATCTTCCCAGAAAGTATGTCACTGAGAAATCAGTCATACGTGAGGTAATTCAGTCATCATTTGATGATGCATATCCAATAGAAGCGTATGTTGAAAATGTAGATGGATATGGAGATAATCCAACTTTGTTGTCCAAGTTTGGTATTCAGGCAACGAACGAGTTGAATTTGATTATATCAAAAGAAAGATGGGAAAACTATATTCAACCTCTTATTAAGAACGAAACAAATATCAAATTATCGACTAGACCAAAAGAAGGAGACTTAGTTTATTTCCCACTTGGTGATAGATTATTTGAAATCAAATATGTAGAGCATGAGAGACCATTTTATCAACTTCAGAAAAACTATGTCTATGAGTTGAGATGTGAACTCTTCAGACTTGAGGATGAACTCATCGATACTGGCATTGATGATATAGATGATGTACTGGTTGGCGGAGAACTCACTGGAGAGACTGAGGACGGTATAAGCACCCTCACAGGTCCATCACAGACCTTAACTCTTGTTGGAACTGGTGTTACGGCAACAGCAGTTATTTCTCTATTCAATGGTGGCATTCAGAAATTTGTTGTTTCTAATAGAGGTAGCAACTATAGTTCTTTACCAAGAGTAGCGATTTCCTCAGCACCAAGCACGGGAACAACCGGTATAGGAACTGCTGTGTTTATTGGAGGCATCAGAGTATGCACTGATAATCTTAACCCAGCACTTAAATCAGTTCAGCAGGTAGATATCATTAATCCAGGTGCTGGTTACACTACACCACCTAGTGTCCAGTTTATTGGTGGAGGTGGTGCAGGCGCTGCTGCAACTGCCGTTATCAATACGGGGGTAGTTGGTCTTGCAACTATTACAAATGCTGGTGCAGGATATACTGTCAATCCTACTATCACTATCTCTGGTGTCTCAACTGTGTCTGCTGCTGCGACAGCAATTGTAAGTGCTGCTGGAACAATCACTGCAATTCACTTTACAAACTCTGGTGCTGGATATACTGTTGCTCCAACAATTACTATTGCAAACCCAGATCTAGATTCGACTGGAGACTTTGCATTCAATGAAGTCGTTACTGGATCAGTTACTGGAACAACGGCAAGAGTTAAGAGATGGGATTCTACAACCAACGAACTTGAAATATATAAAGTTGGTGGAGACTTTACAGTTGGTGAGAACATTGTCGGATCTACCTCAGGTGCTTCGCATCAATTAAGAGTTATCAGTGATGATCCAGCAGATGATGGATTTGCAGATAACATTACCATCGAAACTGAGGCGGATTCTATTCTCGACTTTAGTGAACAGAATCCGTTCGGTATTCCCTAAATAGTTTTATTAGTAAACCTTAACGATGTTTGAGTATTTTTATAACGAGATTTTGAGGAGGACCATCATTGGATTTGGTACTCTCTTCAATAACTTGACAATAAAAGCAACTAACGCATCTGATAGTGTCGTTAGTGTTACTAAGGTTCCTTTGGCTTATGGACCAACTCAGAAGTTTTTAGCAAGACTTGAACAGTCAGCAGATTTGAACAAGTCTACTGCAATGACATTACCAAGAATGTCATTTGAGTTTACTGGGTTGACTTATGATCCATCGAGAAAAGTAACCACAACACAAACTTTCGTAGTTAAGGATCCTGATACGGGAAAAGAAACAAAAAAGGGTTTCATGCCCGTTCCTTATAACATGCAGTTTGAACTTGCAATTATGTGCAAGTTAAATGATGATGCACTACAGATCGTAGAGCAGATTTTACCTTATTTTCAACCAGCATATAATCTTACTGTTGAATTGGTAGAAGGTATAAAAGAAAAAAGAGATGTCCCTGTGGTTTTGGAAAATATAACCATGGAGGATGATTACACTGGCGACTTCAAAGAGAGAAGAGTTCTTCTTTATACTCTTCGCTTTACTGCGAAGACTTACATGTATGGTCCTGTTTCTTCTGCAACGAGAGACATCATCAAGGTTGCAAAGGTCTCCTACATCTCTGGCGACTCCAGAAGCACCACAAGAGATATTACTTACACTGCAACTCCAAGAGCAATCAAGGATTACACTGGAGAAGTTGCCACAACAACATCAGAAGACATCACAATCACAAACAAAGTCTTTACTGTCGAAGACGCAAGTGTTCTCACTGCCAAGACTTATGTTGATTTGAACGGTGAGGAACTGTTTATCAAGTCAATTTCTGGTAACAAGATTACAGTTGAAAGAGGTCAAGACGGCACCACTGTTGTATCTCACGTCAAGGGATCGCCAATTAAAGTTATCAATGCTGCTGATGACGCTCTTATCGAAGAGGGCGACGACTTTGGATTTAGTGGAGACATCTCATGAAAATGACAAAAAAGTACGACGATCTCAACGATGCCTTTGATGTTAATAATGACATCGTTCAACCAGAGGTTGTTGAAAAAAAGATTGATAAAATTAAAGCTGTTGCTGATGACATCAAAAAGGATTATGACTACACAAGAGGCAATCTCTACTCAATAATTGAAAAGGGACAAGAAGCACTAAACGGTGTGCTTGAACTCGCTCAAGAATCAGAGCAACCTAGAGCATATGAAGTAGCAGGTCAGTTAATCAAAAGCGTATCTGATGCCACCGATAAACTGATGGATCTTCAGAAAAAGTTAAAAGATGTTGAGGAAGATAAGGCAGTAAAAGGACCATCTACTGTCAACAATGCATTGTTTGTTGGTTCAACAGCAGAACTCGCAAAAATGTTGAAGGACGGACTTAATAAAGATAATAAATAAATCAGGGAGAGAAATCCCGCAGTATTAAGTACTAATAAAATGTCAAAAGAGGACTTACCCTCAGTTGACGATTTTGCTGATAATAGCAATCTTCCGTCAGTTGATGAATTTATCGTAGAAGAAGTTGAAGAGGAGTTACCCTCTGTAGAAGATTTTATTGAGAAAGAAGAGATAGAAGAAGGCACTCAGACCATTGAGGATTTAAATGGTGAGACTTTCGCAGAAGTAGAAGATATAGTTCCACCTTGGCCAGAGTTGGTCAGACTTATTAATGATGTCAGAGCAGACATACCTGACATCCCAGAGATAAAGTATTACGATAAAGAACTTGAGCAACTAGCTGAGCAGATTTCTCAAGTAAGAGATGAGATACCAGAAGTACCTGAAGTAAGATATTACGAAAGAGAAGTAGAAGCAATCTGCGAACAGATTGATCTTGTAAGATCAGAAATCAAAGATCTTCCTGAAGTCAAATATTATGACGAACAGGTAGACCAGATCGAAGATAGGATTGATACACTTCAGACTGAAGTTGCGAATCTACCTGAAGTAAAATATTATGATGCCGAAATCAAAGCAATTTGTGAGGCGATTGATGCTGTAAAGGAATCTATTCCTAAGTTCCCCAAATGGGTCAATGAGGTCAATGAAGTCCCTGATTTTTCCTGGATTGGAAAGACATTCAGTGTAATTGATGATGACTTCATCAAGGTCAATGATCATATTGATACTCTGAGAGAGCGTGTTGACTATAACTTAAAAGAACTCTCTGAAGACATTGATAAGAAAAAGTTTGAGGCAAAGGTAGAACTTGACACCAAGTCTGAAGAGATTGAGGCAAAAATAAAGGAAGAAAAAGATAAAATTTGGAAAGAGATGCGTGAATCATCTCTTCGTATCTGGGAATATCATAAAGAGTTTAAGGATGATGACCGTAAACTCAAAAAGCAGATTCTCGGTGAATATAACTCACTGAAGAAATCCATTGACAAGAAGGTTAATGAGTTTAATGAGAATAGTGTAAAGACTGATAAGTTGTTACTTGACTACTTTGAGGATCTTAGAAACGAAATCTCATCTTTACCAGAGGTCAAATATTATGATGATGATATTCGTCATGTAAAGACTGATATCAAGGAACTGTTCAAGTTGGTCATGACGATCAAAACTGAGCAGAAAGAAATCAAAGATTTACAGGAAGGTTTATTAAACGAACCCCCTAGTGAAAAAGAGGATGTTGGAAGCGGTGCTGATCCATTAACACCAATGGATCAAAAGTTTGCAACCCTTGATGATTTGTCTAGTCATTATAGATTATTCATCAATCGTATTCAGCAGCAGATTGCAACGATTGGTGGAGGTGGTGCAGGTTTTATCAAAGACCTGGACGACGTTAGTTTTGATCAAACTACAGGGACTAATGAACTACTAATATACAATGGTGCCAAATGGGTAGGTATCGCTAGCACAGCGTTATCTGGTGCCCCATCTGAGTTAGCTGAGACTTGCACAGGCACAAACCTTACACTCACTAACCTGTCAGTTACAGGTATCGCCACATACGAAGATGTTAAACACGTTGATTCTCTCGGAATCTCAACATTCAGAAGTGGAGTTGAGGTTAGAACTGGAACTGCAACAACAGCACTATTAGTTCAGGGAGATGCCAGGGTAACTGGTATTCTCACCGTTGGTACAAGTTCAATCACATTAGATCCATCTAACAACTCAATTAATGTTGGAACTGGGATTACGATTAGTGGTGCTACTGGAAAAATTGAAGCAACGGAAATTAGAACAGTAGGAACTACTGGTGCATTTTTCCCTCCAATTTTGACCACGACACAAAGAGATGCACTTTCAGTTACTGAGGGTGCCATGATTTTTAATACGACAACGAAAAAATTAGAGTTCTACGATGGCACATCTTGGCAGTCTCTGCCTGGCATGTCGCTTGGTCTTACTGTAGCTTTAGACGGATAATGAAAACCTTTAAACAATTCCAAGAGGAGTGGAGTAATAAATATAAAAAGAGTATTGACTGCTCAAATCCGAAAGGATTCTCACAAAAGGCACATTGTGCTGGTCGTAAAAAAAAGTCGAAATGAGCAACCCCCGTATTCCAAGAAAACCTGGGCAACCAGCAAACTCCAAGAAACATTCGGATCTTTATACGGATGAAAATCCAAAAGGTACGATTCATGGACTTGGTTTCAAAGATGTTGCAACCGCTAAGGCATCTGTGTCTAAGATTCGCAATTCATCTAGATCTCATGCTCACAAAATCCAGGCAGCAGTTGCTATGGAGCAAAGAGCAAGAGAGATGGGTAAAACTTCTGAAGCGGCGGTCTATAGAAAGTTCATTAACCAAATGAAAGAGAAGACCAAAGAGATGAATGAAGAGATGAACGGCAAATGTAAAGCAGGATATTACTACTGCTATACAGATAAAAAATGCAAACCTATCCCCAAGGGATTTAAGGTTGTGGGTCGTATGGGTATGCTTCGTAAAGAGAATGGTCATTCTGTGGATGATGAGACCGATACCAAAAAGAATGGTAATGGTAATGGTAATGGAAATGGTGGAAACGGAAATGGAAACGGTGGTGGCACCGTAAGTGAGGAAGGTCTCCGTGATTGGTTTGGTAAGTCCAAATCTAAAGGCGGAAAACCAGGTTGGGTGCAAGTTGTTTCTGGGAAACCCTGCGCTCGTCAACCAGGTCAGAAGTCAACACCTAAGTGCGTGTCTTCTGCAAAGAGAGCAAGCATGAGCAAATCTGAAAGAGAGTCTGCTCAAAGAAGAAAGAGAGCTGCTGATCCTAATCAACCCCAAAAGACAGGTGCAGCAAAACCAACCTATGTTTCAACTGATAAACCCAAGAAGAAAATGAGCGAATCAACCGAGTTTGTAACACTGCCTCTTCAGGTAGAAATCCCAAGCAACATCAGAGATTTCAATCTTGGACTGATGTTCAGAGAGAGTTTGGAAGAGAACAGTGGTATGCTGTTTATCTTTGATGAAGCAGAGAAACAGTCATTCCATATGACTGAAACCAGAATCCCTCTTGACATCGCCTTCATTACACATGACGGTATCATCGAAAGTATTAAGCAGTTAGAACCACTGGATGAGACTCCAGTATCCTCTGATGGTGATGATGTCATCTGTGCCTTAGAGGTAAACCGTGGTTGGTTTGAGCAGCATGACATCGAAGTAGGTGATGAGATTGATATTGAGGAAGGCAAGAAAGATGCTTGCTATCACAAGGTCAAGTCACGCTACAGTGTATGGCCCTCTGCATACGCCTCTGGTGCCCTTGTGAAGTGCCGTAAGGTTGGTGCTGCCAACTGGGGTAATAAGTCTAAGAAAGAAGAGACTGAGTACGAACTTGATGAGAAGTGTTGGAAGGGATATGAGAAGAAAGGCATGAAGACAATGTTTGGAAAGAGATATCCAAACTGCGTCAAGAAAGAGGAAACTGAAGTTGTAGAGGGTAAGTATTCTAGTTCAGTTAGAGCCACCTATGGTGGAAAGACAGAAACTTTCCCTGTAGAAACTTATAAGAAAAAGTCAAAAAAAGTCAAAAATGAACAGATTGATGAGTATTATGGAATGGCAGGTGGTATGGGTGGTTCATTGAGCAAGAGATTGCGTGATGAAAGACTTAAGTCTCTTCCCAAGACTGATGCCGAAGCAAAAAAGAAAGAGGAAGTAAAAGAGGCAGCAATCCTCCCAAGAAAAACTGGACAGATTGTCAAGGTTCTTCTTACCTTCAGAGGTAAGATGTATGCCATCCAAATGTTCTTCCCATCTGTTGTAAAACCAAGCAGAGCAGAAGTACAAGATCAAATTGAAAAAGTTTACCCAGGTGGTAAAGTTAGAAGTTATGACATCTCTGATTATGAACCAGGTCAACCACTCCTACATACTGAGGATTGGCAAAAGAAATCTGGTAAGAACCCCGAAGGAGGATTGAATGAGAAAGGCAGGAAGTCGTATGAGCGCCAAAACCCAGGAAGCGATCTTAAGAGACCTTCAAAAAAAGTTGGGAACCCTCGTAGAGCGAGTTTTTGTGCGCGTATGAAAGGTATGAAGAAGAAACTGACTTCTGCTAAAACTGCTAACGATCCTGATAGCAGAATCAATAAGTCCCTCCGTGCTTGGAACTGCTGATGAAAACCTTTAAACAATTTCAAGAAGCACAAGTTGGCAAAGATAGGGTTGTTGGTGCTTTATTAAAAAAACTTGATAAAGATATCAATAAACAATACAAGGACATAACGAGCCCAAAAGATCCAAATACGGCGGAGAAACTATTGAAAGGAGTTTAATACATTATGTCTGATAATGTTTATCTTGGAAATCCGAATCTAAAAAAGGCGAACACTCCTATTGAGTGGACCGAAGAGATGATGGTGGAATTCCTTAAGTGTAAGGAAGACCCAGTTTACTTTGCTAACAATCATGTAAAGATTGTCTCTCTGGATGAAGGTCTGACTCAATTTCACCCATATCATTTCCAAGAGAAGTTAATTAATAACTTTCATCATAACAGATTTAACATCTGTAAGATGCCACGACAGACTGGTAAATCGACTACAGTGGTATCTTACCTTTTGCACTATGCTGTGTTTAATGATAGCGTAAACATTGGCATTCTGGCAAACAAAGCGGCAACCGCAAGGGAACTGCTGGGCAGATTACAAACTGCATACGAGAACCTTCCAAGGTGGATGCAGCAGGGTATCATAGCATGGAACAAAGGATCACTGGAGTTGGAGAATGGCAGTAAGATATTGGCAGCTTCTACGTCTGCGAGTGCTGTCCGAGGTATGTCGTTCAACATCCTCTTTCT